GCTTGTTGTTGGGCAGCAAAATCCGCACGCGCAGGATTAAATTGACCTTGTGCAAAATTTGCAAGTAGTGGGTTAGGTCCGACTCCGCCAGTTCCACGTAAAAATTCCTGAAAAGCCCCACGCATACTTTGTTGTTCAAGACCCGGCCTAATAGGTGCTTGAATAGTTATACCTGTTCCTATGTCATCTGGGTTCGGCCCTGTAAAGCCTCCTCCTCCGTTGCCACCCATTCCGCCGCCGTTGCCACCGGCATCGCTAAGACCACTAGCACCAATAACTCGTGTCCTAGTGTCCGCTATAGAGGTGTCATTCGGGCTAACAAACAGTATTTCACCGTCGTTATCCCCAGCAATTCTGACACTCCGACCGACGCGAGTGGGATTAGCAGCATAAAGACCCGGATAATACTGTTGAGCACGTATCCGAGCTGACCCTGCGTTTGGCGCATCAATGCGAACAGAAGTGTTGCCTATTCCTACTACATATACTGGCATGTCATTCTCCTACCCGAGTTCCAGTCCCGGTATACCTTGTGCGTTCGGTCGCGGTACGCCCGCGTTCGCTGTTGGATCATTCGCTCCAGGCGAAGGCCCGAGTGGAGTTCCTGCGAGTGGCATTTGTTCTGGAGTCATGCCGTTTGTTGGAGACGGAGGACTACCCATTGGGCCTCCCATACCGCCTGCCGGTGCTCCCATTCCCTGTGCTGCGCCCTGAACAGGATTCTGACCCATCATCTGCATGAACGCAAACTGACGTGCCTGATCCTCCATGAATTGCTGGGCTTTAAGTCGCTGAACTTGTTCGGCCAGGTTCTGAACAACAATCATATTCCCTGCTTCAAGCGCAGACTGAAGTTGTCCCATAAGCAGGTTTTCTGGAGTCGCAGAAGTCGCCAACTGTATATCTACACGGCGTTCTTCAAGTTGGGCATCTTTGAGTTTAAGAATGTCTTCCTTTATGAACGTGTCCGAGACAACCGGCCTGCCTTCAGCATTAGGTCGTCTTGCAAACTCGGCCATCATCCACTGAGCCTGATCGTCTTGCGGAAGACTGGGAACAAGTTCGACCGTAAGTGGGCCGTGTCCCTGAATCTCTTGAGGCGTGATTTCGCGTGAGAACCCTACGTTGTCGAGCAACTTGCCTGTGACTCGCAACGTCTCGTACTGGCCTGTCTCGTACTGAGCCATCAACGCTTTTACGGCTCCCTGCATACAAGCCTCAACTGCGTGAGCAAACGGTCGTGCTCGGTCTGCAAGAACCGAATTGAGGATCGTAAGCGCGCGTCCAGACTGTGAGCCAGAAGCAACCCCGCTTGCAGAGGGTGGTGTGCCTCCGCTAATAAGATCGGTATTGATGAACCCGAGGTTCGTAATCGCACCGTTCTGGATCGCAGGGAGGTCGAGAAGACTTACATCCTCTCCCAATGAACTGTTAAGTGTTATCTGTCCTGCTTTATCAGGCTCTTCTTCCAGCGTGAACTCGCCACCCGCCGAAGTCGTCTTGTATATACCGGAGTTTTGCTTCGCCAGATTAGACGTAAGGATCGACTTGACCCGGTTATCTGACTCGTAGATCGCCCGGTTCGGGGCGAAAACAGACTCGCCAAAGCCCTCAAGCCCCTGAATCTTACGAGTCTCGTTGACACCCATCGTCAAACTGAACGAAGCCGTTCCTGGGTTCGACCCGATTCCCCGAATAGTGATGGGGTCTTCTACAGAAAAGGTGTTCGCAGGCTTCTTTGCGTACTTATGTTCGCTCTGGATGATGACCGAGTTCATCCATTGTCCCTTTTCCTTGCGGTAGTAATCGACGACTTTTTCCTGCATGTCGTCGTTATTCGCATCTTCAGAGGTCTCGTCGAACTCGAAGTCGTATTCGTCCTCTATAGCAAGGCGATTCCGCATCGTGATGATCGCAGCCCAGATCAGACCTTCCGAACCCATCTGAAAGACAAGCTGACGTGGATCAATCGGAGTCAAATTTACTTTTGTAGACCCGTCCTGACGTTTCGTCAGAAGGTTACGGCAGGCTACCCAGCCGCCTTCTACGATTGCAAAGTGAGATAGCGTTGGCTGGAAAGGCGTAGTACCGACCTTGACCAGGTTCTCGTCTCCTAGACGAAGCATCCCAATCGCAACACGTTCGGCATCCTGATCTACTTTGTTGGCCTGACCCTCTTCGACTTCGGACTCGATCTTAACAATCGTAGGAGCGTAGCCGACAATCGAGATAACTTTGTCTGCCTGAGTCCGTGGTTCGTTTGACGTATAGGCGTCTTCGGGAGATATACCGTCGCCAGCTACCGGCTCGAACGGTACGAGGGCATATCGTTCCATGTCCGCATCCATGCGGTCCCAGAGAGGTTGAAGTGCTTTCTCGCGCAGTTCAATGCGTTCGAGGATTTTCTGAATACCGTCACGTTCGGCATCACGACTTATTCGTCGCCGTGGCTCGCGCGGGCTTCCGTCATCTGCTAGACGTGCATTTTCAAGACGCGCTTCAACAGTAGTCACTTAATACCTCGTCAACGCTGCTCGCCTACGGCTGCGTATGTTCCGAACATGCGGTCGTTTTGGCCCTTGATTCGCTGTTGCGTAGCCAACCTGGTTGATCCAGAGATATGTGAGAGCTTTGATTCCGTCACAAAAATCATCTTTTGGGACTTTTCCTATCACATCACCCATACGGTTCTTATTCCATGAGTATATGTGAGGCCGATTATCTACAGGACTCAGGCAATGCCCGAGTTCTGAAAGGATGCCGGTACACCGTGGGTGGAACAAAACCTTCGGCTCACGAAACTCCGGGTCGTACTGAAGCATCGTGTTAAAGCGGTCAATACCCGGTTGGATATTAACCCTTTCGTGCATAAGTGTAAGCCCTGTTTTCTTTTGCCACACCTCTGTGTTGGATTCTTGTGCTCCTGCGTGGTATGACCCGGCTATGTCGATGACCCCGATTTTCTTCGGGTTTTTCCACCAGTATTGATCCATAGCCTTCTGGCATATTTCGTCTACCGTCATGTGATGTTCGTAAATCTGGTCGATAACGTGCCATTGCTGGAACGACCGACCGTCAGCACGCTGAATGTTCTTTTTCTGCGCCACAACAATCGCGTAATTAGACGATGCACCCGAATATCCGGGGTCCATTCCCAGATAAATAGGCAATGCAGGATCGTATTCGACCTCTTTGACGTGAACTGTAGAGTCGAACCTGTCGTGGACACGACCGCTCGGAGGACTCGGAACGGCAAGATACCGCTCCATAAACAATGCTTCGGGCAGTTCCCGCTCTAATTGCTTGAGTTGTGCGTTTTCCGCACCTCCAGGCCACGCAAACGGGTTGTCCTGGGATCGGAATGAATAGACAGCAGCCTTGTCTAACGTAGCCTCTGTCTCTGATTTCCACTTTGTATATTGAGTCGGATACCAGCCGAGAGACCCTTCCAAAGTTCCCGACATGATGAGTTGTCCGAACTTTCCGTTGGACTGGCCTCGTATCTGACCGAGACGACCTTGCGCCCTGAGATAGAAGTCGTGGGAAAGTAGCGCAGCTTCGCAGGCGAGTATCCAAACCGGCCCTTCCGCGCGCATCGCGTTCATAGGGTCTCCGACAGACTTCGTTTCTATCTTGAAAGTCTTGCCATTTGGAGTGGGAATCTCGATTGTTCCGGGGTCGATGCGGGAAGTTTGCTTGAATCCGCCCTCTTTTCCCCTTGTCTGGGCGATTTCGGGCATCTGCATAAGCCATTCGCCTATGCAATCGCGCATTTCGGTTGATGTCAGGTTGTAGTTATCCGCAACAACCCACGCAACATTCCCGCCTGCGTCTAAAGGATAGGTCGCAATAAATTCCAACGCGAGAAGATATGCCTTCATCGCCGTTGTAGTGGTCTTTGCGCCCCGGTCTCCGCCGCAAACTAGATACGTTTCCGCCGTATCGTTGAAGATGAACTCTTCGTGAACGGCAGACGGGGCAACCCACCCTTGACCTGGATGGCCGATAGGGTCGGAATCGTCAAGCTGCGACCAG